GGGGTGGCTTCCTTGCTGGAATGTATACTAACTAGATATGATGATGTAATAAATTGGGATGTTAATATACAACCAACAGAGAAGTTTATTTTTTATTTGAATATGATTGTTTCTTTTGATTGGAATTATTCAAATGTTGATAAAAAAGATTTTATTTTTCTTTTTTTGTTGACTATGCAATCCCATCATGATTTATCTATGAAGATTAATATTAATGGTTTTGTTTATCACATTTATCGTTTACTTGCATCTGGTTGTTTTAATACTGCACATATGGGTTCTTGGATTCATCAGCTTATGATCAGGCATTATCATTTTAATCAGTATAGGGAGGTTCGTCGGTTCATATATTGGTTGCGTTGTCATGATTATTTTGATTCTGTTTCTTTGGCTCATTTGGCTTTTAAAGCTGGTCAAGCAGTTGGTCATTATTCTGATGATATGATTTGGGCAATGCTGGTTCATGGAGTATTTTTGGCGGAGACAGTTGATCCAATGAAATTTTTTGCTGATTATTATGGTTTATCCCATAAAATGGAGGAAGTTCCTTATGTTAATGAATTTTTAGCTAAGGGTGTTGGTGGTTTTTTGAAATTATTTCAAATATATCATCAAGAGACAGGGGCTTTGAGTGATGATTTTTTTAAGGGTCATGTTGACTATCCTGTTCGAGGAGCCTTTAAAACAGTTACTTTGCTACCGTATACTAATCGAGTTCTGTCTTGGCGTCCACTTTGTTCTCAATTTGATGAGTTTGGTAATATTACAGTTCATGGTGCAGAATTTTTAAAGAATCGTTTTATTGCCCACAAAGCCCAGGATGGTTTTATTACCATTATTCCAAGGCGTGATCATAAAGAGCTTTATGGTAAGCTTCTTAAACCAACCTCTTCTTTGGTTAGTATAGCTGACCATATCTTAAAAATTCGAGCTTTTATGTATTTTGCCCAATTTAATCCTCATTTTTATATGGAGTTGTTGACTTATCATCAGGCGCTTATGGCTAAATATGGAAAAAAACATCTGATGGCCTCTGATTTAAATAAGTCAAAGCGTGATAAATCCTTGGAACGTATGAAGCAAAAATTGGGACAAAATTTTCTTGAGATTATTGTTAAGGATTGTCCTACTTATGAAGAAGTTTGTAATTTTTATTTGATTAAAGATGCTAAGGATTACAATAAACGACTTCTTGCTTGCATTCGATCAAAGAATGATGATGTTACAATCTTTTCAGCTCTTGCTGATTAATTCTTATTTCTATTTTTTTAAAAAAAAAAAAAAAACCCGCGGGATCGGTAGAGCACACCTTTGAACTCCAGT